TCTTGCCAGTTAGCTGTTTGATTAGGAACGATCAAACTATAGACCAATTCCTCGCCAGTGCCACCAGTGGCACTAACTCCCGTTAAAGATACCACACATTGTGGTATTGTGACAACACTTGATATTCCACTTTGTGCTCCACTTAATGTAACTGCTATATTTGTAGTGCCTGTAACAGTTTCAGAACCTAATGCAGTTGTACCAACATTACCAGTTGCAGGTGCTCCAGTTGTTGTTGCTACATTGGGGATACCAAGCGTGTTGGCAAAATATCCCATTAAAGCATGATTATAACATTGATAATGTAATGTTGGTGCTCCGTCTGGAACAGTTATTTCCACATATCTAGTTGTGCCTGCATTAAACGTAGATGTATCAACATAAGACGATTGAGAAACAGAAGAACCATCTATATTATAACTTACACCACTTGTGTATGTTGTATTCTTATCTTTGTCCTTATAAAGATTAATTGGGTGACCATCATTACTGCTATCACTTTGATCAAATCTATATGTATTGCCTTCATACATAGTTAAAGTAACATCACTAGTGGCAGTCGATCCACCTATGGCATACTTATTTGTTGACCCTTGATTGTAATACGGGTGATTTGAAGGATTACCAGAAACAACAGTAACAGTAAAAGTAACTGTGCTTGCACCTGTTTGACTTATGGCAGTAGTTGCAGAAACACCAGTAACATTTACAAAAACACCTGGTACGCCATCTGGAGTTCCAAGTCCTGTTGTTCCTTGAACACCAGTAACAACAATGTCAATTTCCTCATTCCAAGGACCTTGACCCCATGTGCCTCTACCCCAACCTTGTAAGGTAGTGTTCGACAATTTATGCTATCCTTATAATCGCATTACTTGCATCAGCAGTTGGAAACTGAATTGTAAATGTTCCAGATGTTGATGTTTTATTGGATGTGAAATCTAAAACACAAACTGCTTTGTTACTGTTTGTGCTATTATATATTAATGCACCCATCGCAGTAATTGTTGCAGTTGTAAAACTTAAATCTGCAAAATCTGTAAATGCAGTTGTTCCAGAAGTTGTTGGAGCAACTTTAGTTAAAGTTCCACCACCCGTAGCATAAGTGCCAGTTGATCCTACTTCACCAGTTGTAGTAAATGCAGTAGTTGTAGCTCCTAATGTTGCAGTTGTTGATGACTTTCCACCACTTCCTTCTGCATATAATGCTAATTTGAAAGTATTTCCATTAGTTGCAAAATTGTGTGTACCTAACATTAATTCTTGTTTAAATGCAGTACACATTGCTTGTGCTATAGCCATATTAGAGTCTCCTTATATATTCAGCCGTTTCCTTTTGACCACTCGATCTCAAGGCTTGAATGATTGTAGCACGCTCTTCCTTTCTTGCCAAGATAAGATAATAATAGATTATTCCTTTAAGTTGTTCTCTAAATAATTTAGCTTGTTCTTTTACATGAGAGGGAGCATTATCTGAAATACTTGCAATTTTATCTACTGCTAAATCTGCTATTTGCTCATTTGTCAATCCACCTTTATTTGATGTCATCACATTAACATTTCCAATTTCTGATACATTTACATTAAACATTTTTTTTCTCCTCGTAAGTCACGCCTGGTATATCCTCTCTACCAACTATATTTGGTGTGGAGTCTAATGGATCTGGTGGGTCTAATTTTGATTTTCTTGTAATTAACATATTACCATTTGTTGCAGTTGAAACTAAGGGATCTTCTAATCTATGATAACCATAAAATTTTTGATCATCTGGAACATTTGTATCTAGTAAAGATGAATTGTGAGCAATATTTAATTTAATACCTTTTGTTGCTGCTATAGCCAGCCAAAATTCACAGCAACCTCTTCCAGCCTCAGCAAAAGATATGTTTTTGTGTGTAAAGTCTATACCATATAAATGTAATTCTTTTACATCCACATATATTGCGTATGCTAGTGCATAAGCCACTGTATTATTAAGATAAGCATAACCAACTTTTTTTAAAACATCTTGTAATGGGTACTCAACCACATCAGGGCATCTTTTATCTAATGTACAAGAAAAAATCGGCACATTTAATTTAACTTGCAATCTTTCAGCCATGACATCTGTTTGCTTACCAGCATTAGGTGTATCAAGAAATCTTGATGGTGGGTCTAACATAAAACATTTATCGTGATAAATGACAGAAGACATTGAGTTTATAGCCCAAACTTCATCAAATTTCTCACTACGAACTCTACTTCTAATATATTCAAAACCACTGTTGCCGAGTGCAACAATTGCCACACTTTTAATTTTTTTCATTTTGCTACCCTCTATTGTTTTGGAACTCTGACCAAACCCTCCCTAAAAGCATCTGTGTTTTCTTGTCCCTCACCATATATTTTAAGTCTGCTTATGGCTTCTGTAAATCTAGCAGTGTATAGTTGTATTAAGTCTGACTCACCTTTCATAAAAGTATATGCTTCTACAAGTGTGGCGTATAATAAAGCATCAGGTGCGTTTGTGCTAATCCAAGTGCTTCCTGAATTATCAGTGGTTAACGAAGCAGGTCTATAATAATAATGTAATTCTACGGAATAACTAGAGTCTGGAGTTGGTGCAACTATAAACGTATCAACATCAAATGATGAATAAAATCTAGGACTACCAGTAGTAGTAGGATTTGGTGTAAATTCTTGTATGTAATTAACATCCTTTTGTAATAAAAAAACATTTTGACTACTTGAGTTAACATAAGATAAAGAAAAAGTTGCTAAGTAATCAGATGGTTTTTCTAAAAACTTGTTACCACTTGTCATTGTTCCAGTAACATTTTTTCTGAAAAGATCTAAATCAACAACTTTAAATATTCTTTCTTCTGCATTTTTTATAAAAAATGGTATCTCTGCTACAAAAGTTGCCTCATCATTTTGTGTCCACTCTTGTATTGAAGCTGTTAATGTAGTTAATGTAAAACTCATGTTGTACTCACTGTTACTGTTCCAACTGAAGCCGTAGCACTAAATGTCGTAAGTAATGTTCCTAGATTACCTAATCCCGTGTTTGTATAAACAATAAATTTTTTACCATCATCTTTAGTATCTGGTCTAGCATCTTTAATTGCTTGATTATCTGCACGAACTCTTACTGGTTCTAATTGTGGATGCTTTTCTTCATACTCATCTTTGCCAACAATAGATCCATTCCATTCTTTTCTAGTGTCTTTTAATTTATACCTAAATCCAGACCTATCCGATATTCTATAAGCATATTTGCCACTAGCAAAAGCCATTATCCCACCTTATAATAATCTAATTTAGGAGATACGTTGAATGCAGATCTATCTCTATCCTCTGCCATCGCTCTTTCAAATTCTTCTTCATACACAGTTTTAAGTAATTGTATTCTATCTGGTGCCCTTTTCATAGCTATGTAATAAGCTAATCCAGCAG